AGGTGGACCGCCAGCAGGAAGTGTTGGGTCACCAGCAGGAGGAGCCGGAGGAGCAAATTTATCTTACGGAGACGGCATAGCTAACACCGGTGGTGGTGGAAAAGGAGACGCAGCAGGCGGTTCTCCTGGAGGAGCACCCGTAGGCAGAGGTGCAGGTGGATCTGGTATATTATTAGTTAAAGAACTTAATGTATTGCAAAACACTTCAGGTGTTTGGAAATTAGGAAATGTCTATGCATACATAAAAGCAGGAAACTGGTCTAGCTAACATATTGCTATTTTTATAAAATCGTTTATAGTACCAATAATTTTTTAATAGAAAGTTATGAATTTAAAATTTTTTTATTGGTTTTTTGATACACAAATTACCTCTGAATTTTGTAAAAAAGTAATTGAACATGGAAAAAGCAAAAAAACTTTTTTAGGTAGAACTGGTGATTTTAGTGGCAAAGAGACTTTAACTAAAAAAGAAAAAGAATTACAAAAAGAAACTAGAAATTCAAACGTAAGTTTTTTCAGTGATAGCTGGGTGTATGATGTAGTATTACCTTTGATGGCAAAAGCGAATATTAATACTAAATGGAATTTTCAAATTGACTATACAGAGCCAATGCAATTTACCGAATATAATCTAAATCAATTTTATAATTGGCACATAGATTGTTGGGATGACCCTTATGATGTTCCTGAAAACAAACATAAACACGGTAAAATAAGAAAGCTATCTGCTATTCTTTCTTTAAATGACGCTTCAGAGTACGAAGGAGGTGGTTTAGAATTTTATAGTACAAATCCTACTTTAAAAGAATCTGACAGAATAATAGATTGTAAAGAAGTTAAAAAAGCAGGTACATTAATTGTATTTCCAAGTCACTTATATCATAGAGTAAAACCAATCACTAAAGGACATAGATATAGTTTGGTGATATGGTCTTGCGGAAAGCCATTTGTATAATGAAAGAAGAAAATTTTATAGGAATATTTGAAAACTCTTTTTCAAAAGAGTTTTGTGAAAAATATATAAAAGTGTTTGAAACTTACAAAAAATCAGGTTTAACTTTTAGAAGAAATAAAACCGAAATAACTGATGAAAGTGTTAGCATACCAGGATCTGTGTTTGATAATCTAGAATCTATAAATTTACCTTTTTATTTTATGAAAGAGTTTAGTGACATATTTTTTCCTCTTTATGATCAATACGCATCTAAATTTTCTATATTAAACAGGGTAGAGAAACATGCAATTTATGATTTTAAATTACAAAAAACTTCTCCAGGAGAAGGCTATCATGTATGGCACACGGAACATGAATCAAAAGTTACGAGAGATAGACTTTTAGTTTTTACGGTTTATTTAAATGATATAGAAGAAGGTGGAGAAACTGAGTTTTTATATGTTAAGAAAAGATATAAACCAACTCAAGGAACTTGTTTAATTTGGCCTAGCGGGTTTACTCATACACATAGAGGTAATTCTCCTTTAACAGAAGATAAATATATTATTACAGGGTGGTTAGAGTATGGAGTATAATTATTCTAATTATGAAGTAGAAAACGTTGTAAAAGATTATTTATGGTTGTTTAAATATCCAGGCATAAATAACAAAAGATTACTATTAACTTGTTATGAAGTAGAGAAAGAATTGAAAGAAAAATTTCCTGCTGTTGGAGATAACAAGTATGGTAGTATTTCTGCTTATTATCACACAGAATATAATTTGTTTAGTTTTCCATGCCAACAATTACAAAAATTATATACTACTCTTTCATTTAGTATTAATAAAATTATAGATCCAAAAGAACAATATTATGTAAGATGTTGGGTTAATTTATATGCAAAAGAAAAAAATATAGGTTGGCATAATCATTGGGAAGGAGAGTTTAAAACATACCACGGTTTTTATTGTGTTCATACAGAAGGTGAACATGATTCGTATACAGATTACAAACTACCTGATCAAAAGGATATATTAAGAATTACAAGTAAAGATGGTTTATGTGTTTTTGGAAAATCAGATGGAGACAAACATAGAAGCTCACCATGGTTAAATGAAAAACATAGAGTAACCATAGCATTTGATATTATACCTGTTGGTGTGTTAAGAAGATATCATGAGTTTACTCATAAATTTTTACATAACTATATACCTTTATACAAAACATGAACTTTAAAAAAGACAGATATATAATTATAAAAGAAGCTATTCCTGAAGTAATTGCAAGATTTCTTACTGATTATCTTTTGTTAAAAAGAGAGGTATCATACACAATGTTTAAATATGGAGTTGCAGATAATACTACTACTGAATGGGGACGGTGGGATGATGATCAAGTGCCAGGCACATATTCTCATTACTCAGATGTTGCTATGGAAACATTATTAGCTTGGATGCATCCAATTATGAAAAAACATACTGGTTTAGATTTAGCACCCATGTATTCATACACTCGTATTTATAGAAAAGGAGATGAACTTGAAAGACATAAAGATAGACCTAGTTGTGCTATATCAACAACCATGGCTTTAGGTTTTGATAAACCTTATCCTATTTATTTAGACCCAACTGGTGGAGCAAATAGTAAAGGAATAGAAGTTAATTTAAATCCAGGCGACATGTTAGTTTATCGTGGATGTGATTTAGAACATTGGAGAAAACCTTTTGAAGGAGAAGACTGTGTTCAAGTTTTTTTACATTATAATGAAAAAGGAACTTTTACAGAACATGATAAATATGATGGTAGATTTCATTTAGGTTTACCTGATTGGTTTAGAAAAGATAATAAAGGAAATTTAAATGGAGAACTAATACGTAAAAGAATGGTTGTAAAAATATGAGTTGGCAGTTTTTTTATTGGGGTCCATTATTATTTCATACAAAAGTATTACCAGGTCATTTAAAAAAACTTAGAAGTATTTGTCGTAAGGACCCAAAATTAGATCATAGAAAATCTTTAGCAGGTATTATAGAACATGAATATACAATAGAGTTAAGAGATTATTTAGAAATAATAGTTCCTTATCTAAGTGATTTTAATCAAGCAGCTAAAGAATGGTACAATTTTAAAAAAGGTGCAGATATTCTTGTAACTGCTGCTTGGGTTAATTATATGAAAGCAGGAGAGTTTAATCCACCACACATACATACTGGATGTGATTTTTCTAGTGTATTGTTTTTAGATATTCCTGAAGAATTAAAAAAAGAAAATAAAGCATATATTGGAAGTGCATCAGGACCAGGTTGTATACAATTCTTATCAGGAGAGCCTTCAAAATATAGTATACATCAAAAATCATTTTTTCCTGAGGAGGGAGATTTTTTTATGTTTCCTTCATCACTTAGACATTTAGTTTATCCTTTTAAATCAGATGTTGAACGTATTTCAATAGCAGCTAATTACACAGTAAAAGCAGAACCAGAAACTCAATGAAAACAATAGATAATTTTTTATTACCGGACGTTTTTGAAAAAATATTTAAAGAAATTACATCTTCTAATTTTGCATGGTTCTATCAAATTTCTCAAACTAAAAATAAAGAAAAAAAAGATGATCCTTATTTTTCTCATTTGTTTTATGCAGACAATCAACCTAGATCTGGATATTACGATAGCATCATGGAGCCTTTATTATTTTCATTAGATAATGTTAAATCTTTAATGTTTGCGAGAGCAAATTTATATGTAAAAAAACATGAGCCCTACATGTCTTGTTATCACACAGATGATGCTGATGGAGAAAATAAATACAATCACAAAACAGCTATATTCTATATTAACACAAATAATGGTTACACCGAGTTTGAACAAGGTGAAAAAGTAGAGTCTGTGCAAAATAAAATAGTTATATTTGATGCCTCTTTAAAACATAGAGCAGTCAGTCAAACTGATCAAGATAGGCGTATTTTGATTAATATTAACTATATAGAGAAATAGACAATATTTACAGCACATAAATAGTCTGTTATACAAAGGTTATGTTACAAAAAATAGGATTTCAGCCAGGTATTAATAAACAAATCACACCCACGGGCGCAGAGGGTCAATGGGTAGATTGTGATAATGTTAGATTTAGATATGGCACTCCTGAAAAAATAGGTGGTTGGAATCAATTAGGTGGAACAGGGCAAAACGAATTAACAGGAGCTGGTAGAGGGCTTCATCATTTTGTTAATAGTTTGGGTAGAAAGTATGCAATTATTGGTACAAACAGAATTTTATATGCATATTCAGGGGGTGTATTCTATGATATACATCCTATTCAAACAACAACAACTCTTACAAACGCATTTACTACAACTAACGGACAACCGACTGTAACTATAACTTTTTCCAGTGCACATAACATGACTCCTGGAGATATTTTTTTAGCGGATAATTTTTCAGCTATTACTAATTCTAATTTTGGTGCTTCTGATTTTGATGATAAAAAATTCATGGTTGTAACCACACCAACTAATACAACACTAACAATTACAATGCCATCTAATGAAAGTGGATCTGGTGCCACAACATCAGGAGGAATAAGAATTCAAAAATATTATACTGTAGGTCCAGCTGTTCAAGCACAAGGTTTTGGTTATGGATTAGGGTCTTGGGGTGGAGAAGATACATCGGCTATTACAACAACATTAAATGGTGCATTATTAAATGATGCTAATGGTACTGGTGGATCAGGAACTTCAATTACATTAACAAGCACTACTAACTTTCCAAGTTCAGGAACAAATTTTATTTTAGTTGGAACTGAAGAAATTTCTTATACAGGAGTATCAGGAAATGATTTAACAGGTATTACAAGAAATGTTAGAAATACAACAAGAGCAGCTCACAACAGTGGAGACACTGTTACAAACTCATCAGACTATGTTGCATGGGGTGAAGCCGCATCAGGAGACTTGGTCCTTGAACCAGGAATGTGGTCATTAGATAATTTTGGTGACAAAGCTATTTGTTTAATTCATGATAGTGCTGTTTTTCAATGGGACTCTAGTTTATCAAATGCAACGGATACAAGAGCTACAATTATAACTGGCGCGCCAACAGCATCAAGACATATGTTGGTATCTACACCGGATCGTCACTTAGTATTTTTTGGAACAGAAACAACCATAGGTGATACAACAACACAAGATGATATGTTTATAAGATTTTCTGATCAAGAAGATATAAATACATATGTGCCTACGGCAACTAATACAGCTGGTACACAAAGACTGGCCGACGGATCACAGATCAGAGGAGCTATTAGAGGTAGAGATGCAATTTATGTTTGGACTGATACAGCATTATTCACACAACGTTTTGTTGGTCAACCATTTACGTTTGCATTCGCACAAGTTGGTACTAACTGTGGACTTGTTGGACAGAATGCATGTGTAGAAGTTGATGGTGCTGCATACTGGATGTCAGAAAATGGATTCTTTAGATATGCTGGTAAATTAGAGTCACTACCATGTTTGGTAGAGGACTTTGTTTATGATAGTATAAATTTAGAATCTGGTAATCAAATGGTATCAGCAGGATTAAATAATTTATTTGGTGAGGTTATGTGGTTTTATCCAGAGACAGGATCTAGTGTTGTAAACAGAATGGTATGTTATAATTATTTTGATTCATCACCACAAAGACCAGTATGGACAGTTGGTAGTTTAGCTAGAACAATGTGGCGTGATTCTGCTGTTTTTGGTTTACCACATGCATTAGAATACGATGCAGCTACAGATACATCTTTTGATGTTGTAGGCAACACAGAAGGTAGAACTGCATACTATGAACATGAAACAGGGACTGATCAAAATAAAAATGGAACTATAACTGCAATCACTGCAAATATTACATCAGGAGATTTTGATATAACACAAGCAAGAGCATCTGGTACAGGACAAGTTACAGGTGTTGCAACATTTAGAGGAGACGGTGAATTTTTAATGAAGATAAGAAGATTTATACCTGACTTTGTATCACAAACAGGAGCAACTAGAATAACATTAAATTTAAGAAATTTCCCTAATGATACAGCAGCTAGTTCAGCACTTGGACCTTTTGATATTACATCTGCTACACAAAAAATAGATACGCGTGCTAGAGCAAGAGCAATAGCATTAAAAATAGAAAACATAGCGGCTAGTCAAAGTTGGAAATTAGGAACTTTTAGATTAGATACACAACCAGACGGAAGAAGATAATGGCAAAAATTGCACAAGTAATAACTAGACCATCAAGAGAATATGATCTACAAACTGCAGAGGCTCAAGTAAGAGATCTTGATGCAATTGTAGAAAAACTTAACTCAACGTTTCAAGAAGATTTAAAAGATGAAGTTGAAGCGTTTAACTTTTTTATTAACTAATGGCTAATCAATTTAAGTTTGCAGGAACAGACAATAGTACATCAGGAAGTGCTATAAATCCTTTTGGAACTGGTAACCCTTTAGTAAGTGAAACATATGTAATTAAATCTATATTAGTTACATCAGAAGGCACACCCACAGTAACAGTAACAAACAATAGTATTACAGCTATAAAATCAGCAGCTTTAACTGCTAACACTACAACAGAATTACTTAGTCAACCTTTGGTAGTTGAAGGCGGTAATACTCTAACTGTTCAATCGAGCAACGCAAGTTCTTTTGATGTAGCGGTTAGTTATTTAAACATTAAGAAGGAGATAACAGTATAATGAACGATTTACCAGTGATAGAACCAAAAGAGATTATAACAACAATAACAAATATAAAGACAGGTGAACATTATAAAGATGATATTGAATGGAAAGCCAAGGGTATACCAGAATCTGATATAAGAAAAGATGTCAAAGTCATCATGCCTAGCCTTGATTTATTTGGAAAAACAAAATAAGATAGTAAAATGGCCATAACTAACGCACAACAAGCAAGACAAATGTATAAAAGAGGCACTGGACTCGGAGGTTCCGGTAGAGGTAGAGAGGACTCACAATCTCAATATGGAGGTGGGTCTTATGATTCTAGTGCAAACAGATCTGGAAGAGAAGTTGGTGGTGGTTACGGAAGAAACCCAACGGCACAATTTTCACCAGAAGCTCAAACTATTGCAAGAGAAATGCGTAATACGACAATGGGTGCTGGAGATAGATTTGTTCCAGATTTTTTACCTACTACACAAAAAATAGCAAATTTATTTCAAGTAAAAAAACCAACTCCTTTTGATCTACAAAGATCAGGATTTGTAAAAGCTTTTCAACCTAAACAAACTTTATTTCCGGAAGGAGGAGCAGGTGGTGTTTCTGGAAGTTTGCCTTTATGGGCACAGTTAGGTTTTAATAGTGAAGCAGAATATTTAGCATCGCTGCAAGCGAAAGAAACCACGGATCAAGAAACAAAATCAGAAGACATAGGTCTTAGATATAGATTTGCAGCAGAAGGTGGTATCATGAATGATGATGTTATAGGTGGTGAAATGGATTTTGATTCTGCAAGACAAATGTATGGTCTAGGTAAACTTGTTAAAAAAGTTACAAGATCAGTTAAAAAAATTGCAAAGTCACCAATAGGTAAAGCTGCAATAGTAGCAGCAACTTATAAACTAGGTGGTGGTAAAATGTTTGGAGGACAAGGGTTTAAATTTTCTAATCTTCCTGGTTTAGGATTTTTAAAACCTGCTTCATCTTCCATAGCAGCAAAAGCAGCTGCAGCAGGATTATCACCAAGAGACTTTATGATGGGAATGGGTGGTAAAACTGCAACAGGAGGTGGTATTTTTTCTATGATACCAGGTGGTAAAATAGGAGCAGGTATATTAGGGTTATCAGCACTAGCAGGTTTAACAACACCAGAAGAAGAGGAACAAGATTCTGAAGATACTACATACAGAGGTGAAGGTTTAAATATAGCTGATATTAGATCTAGACCATTTGATTTTACAGCACCTAGGTTTATGGCAGAAGGTGGATCTACAGAGAAAGAACCTGTAGCTAAAAAGACTATGCCATTATTAGACATGGATGGTAAAGAAATGGATTTAAGAGAAGAGGGTGGATTTGTACCGATTGGACGTATGGAAAAAGCTGACGATGTACCTGCAAGATTATCTAAGAATGAGTTTGTATTTACAGCTGATGCTGTTAGAAACGCTGGTGATGGAAGTGTAGACAAAGGCGCAGAAGTTATGTATAACATGATGAAGAACCTCGAAGCCGGGGGTGACGTATCTGAAGAATCGCAAGGCTTAGAAGGCGCACGTAAAATGTTTCAAACATCACAAAGATTAGAGGAAGTACTATAATGGCTGTTACAACTACAAGAACATTACCCGCACAATTTGTTGAAGATCTAGGAAAAGATTTAGCAACACAAGTAGTAGCACAATCTGGTGTACCCGTTGTATCAACAGGTTTAGCAGGTATATCACAAAGACCAGGTGAAGATGCTACAGCATTTCAAGCAAGACAAGATGCGGCAAGAGCATTTGAAACAAGACAACAAAATTTAGCAGGACTTGCACCACAAGTAGCACAACAAGATGATTTACAACAACAAGCTCAACAAAGAGCAGTAGCAGGTTTAGCTTCTTTTCAACCATTCTTAGATAGAGCACAAACTCAAACACAAGTTGCTGCTGGATTAGGAACACAGGCCCTTGGACAATTAGGAACTGCAGGGTCAACATTAGGCGGCGTGCCATTAGGCGCAACAGCATTTCAACAAGACGTACAAGATTTCATGTCCCCTTATCAATCACAAGTTATTGATGCTACATTAGCGGAGTTTGATCGTAATAAAGCTATACAAGAACAAAGTATACGAGATCAACAAACAGCTTTGGGTGCGCTCGGCAGTGGTCGAGCGGGAGTGCAACTCGCAGAGTTTGGCACAGGGGCTGCGAGAGAACGAGCGTTATTACAAGCCGGTCTCTTGCAACAAGGTTTTGGTCAGGCACAACAAGCTAGACAACAAGACATTGCAAATAGATTTGGTCTTGGTCAAGCACAAGCAGGTATTGCTGGAGCAACACAAGGTTTAGGTGCTTTTCAATCAGGATTAGCAGGACAACAAGCACAGCTAGGACAAGCAACACAAGCATTACAAGGCACAGATATTTCACGTTTAGGTCAGTTGGGCGCACTGAACCAGGCGCAACAACAAGCAAATCTTGATGCACAAAGAGAAGCAGCAAGACAAGCAGCATTCTTACCACAAGAACAATTAGATAGATATGCTGCACAAGTAACAGGAATCATGGGTGGATACCCTGCACAATTCCAATCAACAAATGTTCCTAACCCTACACCATTACAAACTGCATTAGGTGTTGGTACAACACTTGCTGGTATCTATGGTGCAATAAATAATCCAGGTAAATTAAGTGTAAATTTATAATGAACAGAACTTTAAAAAGACCAATGTTTAGAATAGGCGGATCAGCTGGTACTGGTATTACATCAGGACTAGATCAACCACAAAAAATGGCTAATGGTGGTAGAACAGGTTATGCAAACGGAACACCTAATTTTCAAGCAACAGGTCTACCAGGTTTTTTGACACAGTTTGGTTTAAATCTTTTATCAACACCACCACAAGGTAATATATTTCAAACATCTGCAATAGCTGCACAAGATCCATTTAGAAGATTACAAGCAAGTCAAGCGGCAACAGCTTCGACAGCATCGGATAGAGCATTTAAAGAAAAATTACTTGAAAGACAAATAGAAGCAGATAAAGAACTTGCAGAGATAAAAAAGAAAGATTCTTTCTTTGCTGCACAAACACCTGAAGAACAGTTTAGAGAAAGAGCAAAAATTTATAGCGAATCTGCTATTCCTGTAATTAAAAACAATGCAACAGATTTAGCAAACTTTGAAGTAAAACATAGAAATGAAAACTATGTTCAATTAAATTTTGAATATGATAAAAGAACAAGACAATTTGAACCAGATTTTAGAAGTGTGCCTGAAGGTGCATTAACATATGATCCTGGAAAAGGAATAGCATATAGAATGACTCGTAGAGATGATGGAGTTCTTTTTCCTATTCCATTAAACCCTTTTACATTAGAACCTTTAGAAAATGCTGATGGTTCGGAGAGTTAAAAATGGCTCTAGTAGTAGATCCAAATACAGGCCGACTTGTCGATGAAAAAGAGTTAGGTAAAACTAAAGAACAAAGAGATAATAAAAAAGATATAAATGTAAATCTTTACGATGGTAAAGATGAAACAGATATTCAATTAGCTAGTGCTGAGGATAATAATGAAGTATCAGGTGCAACAGCATTTGTTGCAGGACTTGGATCAGGTGTTATAAAAACTGTTGAGGGTGTAGTATCTCTTGGTGCAGAACTCATGGACCTTGGAGCAACAGACGACGCTGCAGCAAGAGTAGAAGCATTTTTTGATAAAATTAATCCATTAGAAGAAATAGCTGAACAGAGAGCAATAGGTAAGATTTCAGAGGCGTTAGTTCAAGTAGCTATACCTGGAGGTGCAGGTGCAAAAGCAGCCCTTGCAACATCCTTAGCAATAAAAGGATTAAGAGCAAAGAAAGCTGGTAAGCTTGTAAGTTTTAAAAATCCTAATATAGCAAAAGGTAAAAAGAAAGCTGAAGAATTAAATAAATTATCAGGTACTGAAAGATTTGGTGCTGTTGTATTAGGGGGTGCAGCTGGAGAAACTCTTGTAGCTGATGTTGAAAATATAGGAAACATAAGTGATTTATTTGGACCTGATGCAGCTCTTGCATTAAATAGAGATGTAGAGTTAGATCCATCAGAGGACGCAGCTAGAAAATTAATGAACAGAGCAAAGTTTGGTGCAGAGTCTATTTTTCTAACACCATTTGTTTATGGTACAGGAGTTGCAGCAAAAGCATTATTAAAACGTGGTAAAGAACTTGCATACAGTAGCAGTGCTATTGCAAGAGGACTAGATAAATTTGCTGCTGCATTTAGATTTAGAGGCACAAAACCACAACAGGTAGCTGAAGCAAAGAAAACACAAAAAGCAAGAGAGATGAGAGATACAAACTTTGCAGAAGAACAAGTTGCACGAATAGATAGACAGGTAGACAAAGTGTTTCCAGAGTTTAGAAAATTTTTTAACGCATCGTCTGTTGAGGAGAGAAAACAATTTTTAACATTATTAGATGATGCTTTATTCAAAGGTGATCTAAATAAAGTAAAACTAGATCCTACTCTAGAAAAACAAATTAAAGAAAAAATAATAAAACGATTAGGTAAAAAAGAAGGATCTCAAGTAGCATTTGAGATATCAAAAGCTTTAACAAAAACAAGAGGTGAGTTTGGTAACCTATTAAATATAACAGCAGGTGGACCAGGAGCTAAAGTAGATTTACCTGCAGGTGTTGGTGTAGATCTACGTAAGATAATGGGTAATAGAGTTAAGAACTATATTGGTAATACGTTTGAAATATTTGAAAATGCAGAGGCAGGTTTTTTACAAAAGTATAAACCAGCAAGACAAGATGTAGACGCTGCTAAAAAATTATTTATGAGATATGCAGCTAAAAATGATAACCCTATTACAGAACTAGAAGCAGAGGGTATGGTAAATGATATTATCAAACAAGTTAGAAAAATGGACCCGAAAAGAGATAGACTACCAACATTCGCATATCAAAATCTATCTAGATCAGCTGATGATGCATTTGGATTAAAAACATTTGCACAGACTGTAGAGAAAAAATTACCTGGTGGTAAAAAAGAAATACAAGTTATAGGTAAAGGATCTAAAATATTTAGAGATCTATTTGGTGAGATTAACGATGTTAGACACTCTATCTTTGAAGGTATGAGTAGACTATCTGTAGTTGCTAGAAAAAATCAATTGTTTGATGAAATATTAGATGCAGATGAGATAGCAAAAGCAAATGTAAAAGCTGATACACCTTTTGGTCAAAGAGGTTTTTTTCATCCTACACCACTTGCAGCTAAAAGAGCTTTTGGTAACGAGCCTGAGATAGTTAAGATGGATGACTATGTAAAAGAATATTTTAAAGATGGTGTGTTGGTAAACAGATTATCTAATACATATACAACAAGAGAGATAGCTGAGAGTTTTACAAACGTATCTAAGATACAAGATTTTATGAGAGGTGAAACTGGTGGACCAATAGGTAAAACATTTTCATGGGGATGGCGTAATTTATTATTGACACCTAAAGCTGGTGCACAATACGCAAAAACAATTCTATCTGTACCTACACACATAAGAAACTTTTTAAGTTCTAGTGCATTTTCATTTGCTAATGGAACAATGTTTACAAATCCAAGAGTATTTAAACAAGCTATGGATAATGCTTTTGGCTCAGTACAAGTAGGTGGACCAAGAAAAGAATTATCACAAGAAAAATACAGAGAGTATCTAGAGTTAGGTATTGTAAACACAAACGTAAGACTTGGGGATCTACGTAATCTAATGAAAGATGTAAGATTTGGTGAAGGTAATTTTGCAACGGACAGTATCCTGTTTCCGATGATCAACTCGTTAGGTAAGAAAGCCGGCAGAGGTATTAAAAAAGCTGGTAAGTTTATGCAAGACTTATATGTTGCAGAGGATGATATCTGGAAGATTATAAACTATGAAGTACAATTAGTGCAAAGAGGAGATAGGTATGCAAAAGCAGGCATAAAGATATCACCACAGGCATTAAAACAAGAAGTTGCACGGATCGTGCAAGACACAGTTCCTAACTATGCAAAGGTTGGTGAGTTTGTAAGAGCTGCAAGGGTATCACCTTTTGGTAATTTCATGTCATGGCCATCAGAAGTATTTAGAACAGGGTTTGGAATATTTAGACAGATAGCTGATGATTTAAGAGATCCTGTAACAAAAAGTTTAAATCCAATAACAAGCACAAATCCTATGAAAGATTTAGGATTAAAAAGACTTGTGGGTATGGTTGGTGCTATGGGTATTATACCTTATGGTTTGATAAAAGGATCACAAGCTATCTTTGGTGTATCAAACGAAGAAGCAGATGCAGCAAATGATTTTGTGGCACCATGGGCTAAAAGTTCACAGAAAATATATTTTAGAGATCCAAATACAGACGAACTATTCTATATCGATTGGTCTAAAAACAATGTCTACGATACATTAACTAGACCATTTCAAACTTTACTACGTAATATTCAAGAAGGTATACAAGATGAAGAAATTTTATTACAGGGTTTTGTTCAAGGTATTGCAGAGGCTGCAGGAGAAACAGCATCACCTTTTATATCAGAATCTATCTACACAGAAGCGTTTATGGATATCTGGGGTAGAGAAGGTAGAACAAGAGAGGGTAAACAATTATATAATGATCAAACACCAGGACCAGAAAAAATTGCAATCATAATGCAACACTTAGGTAAAACTTTATTACCTACGACTCAACCGTTTCAAAGAACTAAAAAAGCATTTACAGGTGAGCCAGGTAAAGGATCTGAATTATATGAGATACCTTACGAGCTTGCAGGTATATTTGGATTTAGAGGCATTAAAGTTAATCCAGAAAAATCTATGGCATTTAAATTATTTGAATATCAAAAAGCAATATCTGATTCTAGAAAATTATTTACAGGTGAGATTGATGTTACAGAGATGAGAACAGCTAACGATGTAATAAATAGATACTATACTGCTAATAAAAAAATATTTGAAAACAGAAAAAAACTTTTAAACACTATTGAGAATGCAGAGATAGTTGGATTACCACCATTTAAAACGAGAGAGATATTTGAGAAAAGAGGATTACAATCTGATTACGATGAAATTACAAGCGGAACATTTGATCCATTCTTTCCATCAGAAAGACTACAAGAAGTATTTGCAGAGAATGCTAGAAGAGGTAATGTGCCAAACGTATTCTTTGAAGCAGAACCAACTCTTAGAGCTATGGAAGCTGTAATGAATACATTAACATTGTTTGATGATTTTGATTTAAAATTAAAAGATTTTTTACCAAACGAAGATCCACAAGGTCAATCAGCATTACCAACAATGCCGATGCCAAATATACAGCCAACGGCGCAACAAATTAGCCCAACAACTAACTTGACACGTACAGAGCAAGCCTTATTATCACCAGAAGAACAAGTAATAGCGAGTAGAACATAATGGCGAGAAAATCGGCACTACAAAAAATTGAATCTCATGAGAAGCTTTGCAGAATAATGCAAAAGCAAACATTTGAACAAATAAAAGAAATGCAAGATCGAATTAAAAGATTAGAGTATTGGATTGTTGGTGGTATGGGAGCCGTATTATTAATTTTATTAACAGATATAGCATGAATCTTTCGCGTAATTTTAGTCTTCAAGAATTAATTAAATCAGATACAGCTATACGTAAAGGTATAGACAATAATCCTAATGCAGATCAAATAGAAAAATTAAAAGCGTTGTGTGAAAATATTTTACAGCCGGTACGTGATCACTTTGGCAGAGTTAAAATAACTAGCGGATTCCGTAGCGTAGATTTATGTATGGCCATCGGCAGCTCGGCAAACAGTCAACATGCAAAAGCTGAGGCGGCCGATTTTGAATGTGTTGGCGTGGACAACGCTGAATTATTTGATTGGATTAAAAATAATCTTGAACCAGATCAATTAATCCTTGAGTACTACACTCCTGGCGAACCCAACTCAGGCTGGATACACTGCAGCTGGATACCTGAGGGTAGACGTGCATCATTTTTACATGCATTTAAGTCAGAGGGTAAAACTAAATACAAACCTATTCTTGGCAAAGCTAAAGATTTATTTTAATATATTAAACCAAGCTAAAATAACATATCGAACACCCTCTTCTAACATAGAGGCCATGTGTATATCTTCAGAATTAAATAAAATAATCTTTCCTGTTTTAGGCTCTGATTTAAAATCTTTTACAAAATTAACACCACCTTTGTAATTATCATTCAAATAAGTAATAGTTGTTTTGTCATAAAATTGATTATCTCTGTGCCATTTATGAGATTCTCCTACTGGCCATTCAGAAATTTCAATATTTTTTAAATAGTGTCCAGGATATATTTTAGAATATTTATCAACTAATTTTTTTATTGTATCATCTTCTTTACAGTTAAATAATCCTAATTTCATTCTTTTTTGAAAATATATTGCATCAGATATATTTTCTTTAAAATACTTAATACAATAAGTACACACTTCTTTATCTAAGAAATCTTCTATTACTATCATTAGATCCAGTCTTTTAATTCTTCACCTAATACTTCTGACGCAATATTAATTTTATCACGTAAAGCTTTTACAATCTTTTCATCTACGGTATCTTCTGTTATAAGATCGACATATGTTACCGATTTTGTTTGTCCTATTCTGTGCGCTCGGTCTTCTGACTGTAATC